GTCGTAGTGGAGGAGGACAAGAGTGTTGCGGAAGATGCCCCCACGCTTGCAGAGAAGCCCGTAGAGACCGTTGTTCCTGTATTGCTGAAGGGCAACAGTCGGACACCGAAGAACGTCACCAGAAAGGACATCAGAGACCTTCTTGAAGCCGACCTTGACCGAACCATTGGCGGGGTGAAGCGGATGGATGCCTTGATTGCCCGGATGGTGACTGAAGCGATACGAGGCAATATGCGAGCGATGGAATTGACCTTGGCCTATTTGTACGGCAAGCCTCAGCAGCAGCAATCTGCTCCCGACACAGGGCCATTCGTGCTTGAACTAAGCGAACCAACGGAAGACGAACCTACCAACAATAATGAAACTCACATCCAGACAAACTCAGGCGTATAGGATGGCGCTCTCCGGAGAGAAGCAGTTTATTCTCTTTGGTGGCGCCATCCGGTGACGAGGCGGTAAAACATATTGCCTCTTACTCACCTTCATCTCCCTCTGCTCCAAGTATCCGCGCAGTCGGTGGGTGATTATCAGGCAGAGTATGCCCACCCTTCAGCGAACCACCTTAGTAACCTTCACATCGCTGATGAACCAAGGTCTTGGGGCGCACGTTGCAGGATGGGACAAGCAATCACAAATTGTGACCTTCAAGAACGGATCTGAGTTACTGTTTATGGGCGAGAACTACGACACCGACAAAGACTTTGACCGCTTCAAAGGTCTTGAAATCAACGGTGCGGGCATTGACGAAATCAACGAGTGCCAAGAGGGATTGCTCTACAAGGTGCTTGAACGTGCCGGTTCGTGGCTCAATGCCGAAGGCCGACCACCCATTGTCGTGATGGGAACTTGCAACCCAAGCAATAATTGGGTGAAGGAACTTGTGTACGACAAATGGAAAGAATCAAACCTTCCCCCCACCTGGGCGTACATCCCTTCCAAGATTACCGACAACCCCCACATCCCCGAAGACTACCTCAAATCCCTGCGAGACAATATGCCCGAATACGAGTACAAGCGATTCGTGGAAGGCGATTGGGAGGTGCAGGAGAAACCCGAAAACCCATTCTTTATATCCTATGATGCCAAACGACACGAATCCTTCCAACCCACCTTCCGAACCAACCTGCCCATCTACATCTCTTTGGACTTCAACTTGCAGCCATTCTGCGGCATCGTTGCCCAGATATGGAGCGATGAAGACGGAGACCACGTTCATATCGTGGACGAGTTCAATGTGGTTGACGGCTCCATCCCTAAAATGGTGGATACGATAAAAGCCAAGTACGCCCCCTTCCTGTTCTCCTGCCTGATTACAGGGGACGCAATGGGCAAACGGGGCGATCTATCGCAGAGGGACAACGCGAACTACTACGAACAACTTGCCAGAGGCTTGGGATTGAGCCAAAAGCAAATCCGCATCGTTCCCAACCCAAAGCACGAAAACAGCCGAGCGCAATGCAACTACCTCCTTCAATTCCACCCTGACATCAAGGTGAACCCGAAGACCTGCCCCGGTATGGCACGGGATATGAAGATGGTGGCCTGCGATGCCGCAGGAACGATTATCAAAAGAAACCGTTTTATTATCAGCCAACAGTCCGACTTTGCCGACTGCTTTCGGTATCTTTGCAACAGCTTCCTGAACGAGTGGTACATCAAACACCTCAAGCGGAGTGGGTATAGCAAGTTCGGGCCTAACTTCATCCCTGAAACAAACCACCTATGAGCTGCCTTGAATGCACCGACTGCCTCTCCATCGGAACCTTTGACCTCTGCTGCGAGACCCTTACCCTCGCCCAGGCCACCCCAACCACCGCCTACAAGGTCGTAATCACCGATGTGACCCTTGACTCCAAGACCACCTACAACCTCACGACCAACGGCAGCGGAGATATTACGCTGACCCCCGATGAAGCCATCTACACTACGGGCCGAACCTACGAGGTCAGAATCTATCTCCAAAACGCCTGCGACCTAAGCGACCCGCAAGAAATGACCAACGACCTCCACGAGGACGCGCAAACCTGTTTTTCTTTTGAATTTGAACGACTAACGTAATGTATACCATTGAAACCTTCTACCGAGCCTTGATTGTAAGCCTAATGGTCGTTTCGCTCTCCATCTCTATGGAGGACGAGCAACTCCTGCACGGTCTGCAAAAGCGACTGCGATACCTTCTCCCTCCGAACAAGTATCCGATGCTCCACAAACCCGTGTACGGTTGCGTGGGGTGTATGGCTTCGTTTTGGGGAGGCATCTTTTACCTCTTAACATCCCCCCTGTTCGGCTTCTACTCCCTTGAAATGGCCGTGGTGATGATTATGGGCGTAGCACTCAACTTCATCTTTATTAAACTATCGTGATACACAAAATTGTTTACAAACTCTTCAAAAAGGAGTTAACCCAAATGGTATGGGACGAAACCTACAAGCCCGACACAATGAAGGGGCTGAAATTCGCCTTGGTCTGCGAGGGCCACAAGTTCTACATCTACCCGAACATCTTTGACATCCCCATTGAGCGGATGGGTCGGATCCAAGACCTCGTGATTCAGTTGCAACGGATGGTGAGCAAGGAGGAGTTGGACGTGTTCTTGGAGAATATGGAGAACGCGCTGAACGCATCAGTTTCGGGCGCAGCGGTCAAAAACCTGGCGCAAATTGGCTTTTTGGTCGGAGAGATGCGCAAAAGGAAGGAGATGTTGATTCACCCCGATGTGATGATGGAGTTGGCCGGGGCGGTCTTGATTCGTGAAGACCAGAACCCCGGTGAGTGGAATGCCGAGTTTGAGCATAAGAAGGTGGAGGCTTTCCGCAATGCGTACAAAGGCAAGGAGTTGTATGATTTTTTCGTTTTAGCCGGGCTGAGTCAATACTTTCCCAATATGGAGTATTTAGAAGAAGATTGGACAATCTTTTGGGAGATGGCAACCTCCCGGCTGGAAGCGACCCAGGAACTCCTGAAATCAGAGCTATCGGCTCGGAACTCTACTTCAGCGACCTAAATTGGCGTGAGTTCTTCGTCTTCCTTGCGGATGGCGATATATTTCTGTATAAGGAGTATATGAAAACATCCGTTGAGGATGTCTTAACTTTGCTCAAGCACTTCCAAGAGGAAAGGCAACGCAAGGCTAAACAAAACAAAGATGTCCGATAGAATATCCATTGTCTATGATGCAAACGTAGATGACCTCAAGAGAAAACTTGATGAACTGATTGCGAAGAACAAGGAACTTTCGGCTTACGCGACCGCAGCGGCCAAGGCTCTATCCAACATCGCCTCGGCCCAAGGGCTGTCCACCATAAACAATATCAACAACTCGTTCAACACTACGGTGAACGTGTTGGCGCAGGTGAACACCAACCTGACCCAAGTTAACAACCAACTGAACAACACGGTTAATCTAGGCAGGCAAACATCCAACACGCTGAACAATGTCAAGGTTTCGGCAGACCTTTTGACAAGGGCATTTCAGTTTCTTGCCGCAAGGATGGTCGCTGCATTCAGTATCAATGCCATCATAAATTTTGGCAACTCCATTGTGGAAGTAGAACGCAAAATGGAGCTTCTTCAAAACCGAATCAACTTCGTTTTTGACTCGGCCAATGCAGGCGCGCTTGCTTTTGCAAGGCTTCGCAAAATGTCTTTGGAACTCGGTATTGAATTTTCCTCCCTTGCCGAAGGGTTTGCCTCGTTTGGTATTGCCGCGAAGATGGCCGGGTTCTCCGCGTCTGAAACCGAAAAGGTTTTCACCAGAGTAGCCATTGGTCTTCGCGCTGCGGGCGCAGGGTCGCTTCAGACACAACGAGCCTTCTACGCTCTGCAACAAATGCTCTCCAAAGGCGTGGTTGCTGCGGAAGAATTGCGTAGGCAGTTGGGTGAAGCCTTGCCGGGAGCATCCGACTTGATGACGCAAGCCTATAACCGACTGCATCCGGGCCAAGAACTGACCAACCGGCAGTTCACTAAGTTGCTTGAGGAGGGCAAGATTATATCCAAAGAGATTCTGCCGGAGTTCTCCAAGGTCATTGAGGAGGAGTTTGCGCCTGCTCTTTCCGGGAAGCAAAACTCTCTTGACGCATCCATCCAAAGAGTAACAACGCAGTTTGAAAGGTTTAAGCAGTCTCTTGCCAACTTCCTGCCAACAAAAACGGCCTTTAATGTTTTAAGCGACTTCTTTGATGACTTGAATATAATGATGGGGGCTGGGTTCTTCAACTTTTCTAAACTCGCAGCATTGGCGGCAACGGGCAACCTTAGCGTTTTGACCGCAGAACTTGAGAGGCTTAGAGTCATTCGGGAAGCGGAGCAAATAAAAGCGGAAAAAGAAGAAGCCGAATTGCAGAAGAGGATTGAGCAAAGGGCGCAGATGTACTTCAAGCAGGGAGTCACTTCGGAAAAAGCAATTTCGGGAGAAACCGATAGGATTAAAGAGCAAAGGGAAGAGTTAAAGGGATTAATCGCAGACCTTGGAAAACTTGAAATTGCCGAGAAACAGGCAAGAAAAGCACCATTGACAGACCAAGGCTTAAAGCAAAAGGAGGATGCGATAAAGGCGGTTTCTACTCAAAGGGCCTTGATAGAAGAGAAGAAAAAAGAAATAGATTTCACCCAAAGGCTCATATCTGAATTGTCCAGACTTGGGCAACAGCGAGAAGAAACCGAAGGGCCGAATGCTATTGCCGCGGCCAAAGAGCGTCTTGCTCTTGAGGAAACCCGATTGCTCAAAACCACCGAAGGAACTGCGGCTTACTATACACAACTCATAAAGGTTATTGAGGCTCGCAAGGACTTGGTGAGACTTGAGAAAACCGATACGCCAAACCAAATGGGCCTTGACATTGCAAAGCTTGACAAAGACCTCAATAAGGCCAAGCAGATGATTAACTCCTTCACCCCCGAAATGGCTGACATCGTGGAGGAAGGCGTTTATGTTCCAAGTGCAGAAGCCCTTGAAAGACTTAGCAAGCAAATCAGAGACCTCACGAAGCAGCAGTTGGAAGACCGCGCTGCCGCCATTCAAACCGATATTCAGCTTCACAAAGAAGGCACACATAGAAGGCTTGAGTTGGAGAAAGCGTTGCTAATGGCAAAAGCCAATCTTGCCGCCAAGGAAGCCGAGATTCAAGGAAAGTCTGTAAAAGAGATTGAGGCCATCTTTGCCAAAGCCAACGATGACATTGCGGCCCTTGACAAAAAGTTCTATATCAATAAGAAAAAAGAGGACGAAGACTATGCCGATTTCTACAAGCGATTGCAGGATGGCCTGGATGGCTACGAAGGCAATTCCCTGCAAAAAAGACTCAAGGCGATCCGTAAATACTACGGTGAATTGATTGCCGAAGCCAAGGTTTATGGAAGGACGAAAGAAGAAATTGATGCCCTTACCGCAAACAAGGATAAAGCCATTTTCCAAGAAAACCTCAAAGAAGTCAGTAAGTTCGTAAACACCGCTTCTGGTATCTACGGTCAGTTTACCCAGATTCAGCAGATGGAGTACGAAAACCAAAAGGTTGCCCTTGACAACAAACTTGCGCAAGGTCTTATCTCCGAAGAAGATTATAACAGGCAAGTCGTTGAGATTGAGAAAAAGCGTTTTGAGCAGAATAAACAAACTCAAAAGGTTGAGGTTCTCATAAACACCGCCTCAGCGATTGCGAGAGCGTTTGCAGACCTTGGCCCGGTTGGTGGAGCGATTGCCGCTTTTGCGCTTGGCGCAATGTCCATAAAGCAAATCAGCGCGATTGAATCCGCTCAATTCCCCCAAGCATTCAAAGACGGTGTGATTGACCTCAAAGGCCCAGGCACGGAGACTTCCGATAGCATCCCTGCCCGACTATCCCGTGGCGAATCCGTAATGACCGCAGAAGAAACGAAGCGATACAAGCCCGTTCTTCAAGCCATTCGGGACGGGGAGTTTGAGGCATTTGTGGCGAAGAAGTACACCGGGGCAATGGCGATGAACCGTGAACAAGGATCGTTTGCTCAAAACATTACCAACTCCCTTGATATGAACAACGCGGAGGTGGTTGACGCAATTCGCAGAAACAAGAGCGTGAAGATTGCAAATTGGGATGATTTTAGCAAGATTATGAGCAAGCCTAAAACGGCCCACAAAGTTTACAGAAGGAGGGCTTGGTAATGGCAAGTTTCACCGTTATTCTGGATGGGCAAACGCTAACCAACGAGCCAATAGGCTTGCAAGAATCCGCTATTTCAATTCAGCGAAACGAGGACTTTCCGGGATTGTTTACCACAATGGTTTCCGACCTTGAGTTCTGGGGCGATGGATATGATATTTTGTATGATTACTATTCAAATAACGATTTATGCGAAAGGATACCTTGCAAGATTATTGAGAATTGCGATAACGGACTTGATTTTGACGGAATAATATACCTTAATGATGTTGAGTTTAATTCCTATAAATGCACCGCAACTTGCTCTGTGGAGGACAATACGGCTCAGGGGAGGATATTACGGCTGAAAGACGCTTTAGTTCCAATAAACAATATCAATGCTAAAACCATTAATGGGGAGTCATTGCCCAACTGCACGAGCTACCAATTTGACACTAATGGCGTTTATGGCAATCGTTTTGCTTTCAGAGTATTTGATTTATTTCAATATGTTTTAAGCTACATTACGGATAACGATGTTATTCTTTCAAGTAATTTTTTGAATCTTCAAAATTATAGACCTCAAAAGTTAAGGCTTAAATGCGTTTTTAATACCATAGGGTTTCCAATTCAAGCGAATTGGACTGACCCTTATGGCAACTCCGTGACAAGGGTTTTTAGCGGCCCTGCCCTCTTAAATATCGTTGATGATGCGACATATGCTCAAGGCGTTGCAACAATGTTTAATCAGCAGGTTTTTACCGATGGAAGCGGAAACAGTTATCAGGATATTGTATTCCCATACGCGGCAAGAACCGATTCTGCTGTTAATCCTGTTACAGGAAACACGGAGCATTTTGTGGATATTCATTTCTACCACCAAACCTCCATAAGCGTCACTTGTCTTGCCGGGCCAAGCACAGTTACTCTTGTTTCTTCGGTTAATGCCACTTATGGGGCGAAGAACTTGTATGCGACTAACGTATCGCTAATAGAGCCTGCCGTCTCAATGCCTTCTATATCTTTATCCGACTTGTTTTTGGGGCTTCACGCCTTTTACAATTTGAGTATGTCTTTTGGAAGATTGGGGTCGCAACTTTACTTGAACGTAGAAAGTCAGCCTTTTTATTTCCTAAACGCTCAATCGGCAGAAATATCTGACGCAAAAGACGTAATGCTAAAGACCGAAAACCCATTGTCTTTTTCAAGCATAAACTATACAAATCCAACCCTAAGCAATACTTCGGTATATTACCAAGACGCAGGTTATGTTTCAAGCTCTTGCTCTGAAAATGATGCAGGGGTTTCAAATTACTTTCTTATTCCAAATGACTCTTACAATGGCGTTATTTCGGATCCAAAGCCTGTCGGAGGTCTTTCCAAAGGCTTTGTGTCAACGCAAGAAAACAAGTGGATGCTTTTTGAGGAGGATACCGACAATGTGACCACCCCAAAAACCATATTAAATATGGTTCAAACAGGCACGATAAGCAGTATTTATCAGCAAAATGCATTAATTACCGACCCCATAGCGTTCACCTATGCCGGTTCTTGCATTCATCCTTTTATGGCAAGAAACTTTTTATTTCGCGCCCCAAAAGGCCTTCGGTACGCAGGGTATCTTTTATCAAACAATCTACCAATTAAAATAGCCAAATCTCTTTCGGTAGAATACCCAGTGACACGAGAACAGTTTAATAGCATAAACGCAGTTACCGTTGCCTACATTACCATAAACGGGATTAGGGGATGGATTATGAGCATAGAGCATAATCTAAAAACAGGAATGACTACCTTTGAACTTCTAACGGAATGATAGCTCCAAATCAACCTTTTGACCAAGTTCCATTTACACTTGGAAATTCAATAACTCCATCAAATTGGAAATCACTTGCGACCAACCCAACGCCAGCAGGGGGGGGTTATTACTTAAACTCTGAGCTTACAACAAATCCATTTGTCCAAGGGAGTGCGTTGGTGTTCAATCAGTCATCTTTAACGTTTCCATACAGAGTTTACGCAAGCTATATCTATCCGCAACCCATTGCGTGTGATTATGCGCTAATGACGTTTGTGGTAGAGAATTTCATATACAGCTCATCTTTGGCTCCAACAAGTCCAAATACTTATGCTGCGGTAAAGGGATTGACAGAGGTGCGGATTACAGGCAATGGCGTTTACAGAGTTCCTATTGTAATTAATCCTTTGCCAAGCTCGGCAGACTCTATATCGTCTGCTACAAACAACAACCGAGGAACAAATTTCATAATAGAAATCAACTCGGTTAATGCAAATCAAACGCCTCAATTCAGGATAACGAACATAACCATACAATGCATTTATGTTGATGAAAACTGCACAAACTGCAAGACGGGCGATTACCAACA